TCAGACTTGTGCGGCGAGCCTCGAAACTGTGTCGGGAACAGTTTCGCTGACTTCCGCAAGATCCTCGACGGAGCGTGGTCTCTCAGATTGCGCCAGTATCAGCTGCGTCTGCACGCGATCCGCTTCGATGGCGGCGATTTGACGCGAGAAAATGATGAACCAGCCAAGGAACATCATGCCGGCCAACGCCTCCACATTCGTCAGCGTGTTATGCCCGCTCAGCCATTGGAATCCGGCATAAGCCCCAATCGCAATCGCAAGATCGGAAACCACGTATACGACCTTTGAGAGTTGCGGGGCAAGCCAAGGCAGGGCAATCATCAGCACGCTCATCAAACATGGTAGGCCGCGGGCGAACACGTTGTGCAAAATCGGATGCGGCGTGTAACGGAACATGCCGATACCTACGAAAGCGATGCCGGCCAACGTCAACATGATTGACAGCAGCAGAATCCTCGTACGAAAATGCTTCGGCGTCTCATTGATGGCATTGGAATCCAGATACTGCAATTGCAGACGATACGTGGTGATGAGCTCGGAAACGGCGAAATAGCTGATGATCACAATGCAGATCCCCGCGAGCGTCAGCGTCGAATTGAACATACGCGCGGCGAACGTCGTACGGTCGCCCAATTGAGAGAAATTATTGTTGTACCAGTACGGATCGTCGGACGTCAATCCTGCGATACTCACGCCAGACACCACGAAAAACGGCAGTAGGGAAGCGATCGTTTTGGCATTCATAAGTTCCGCCTGCACGAAAGTGATATAGCCTACAACGCCTGCGATGGCCGCGCATAGGATCGGCAGATAGCCTTTCAGCGTGCGGATGCCCATCATGTTGTTGACGATGGACAACATCATGAACGATGTGACGAAAATGGTCGAAGCATACACCATGGAAAGCGCGAGGATCTCGAAAATACGACGGACCGGAATAGCCCAACCATGTTTGAGTGTCAGCGAACGTGATTTTCGTGCGTAACCCAAACTGAATGAAACGACTCCGCATCCTGCCACGATTCCCGCGCAGACGGTGAACAGACGCTGCGTGACACGCCAGATGGCCGGGGCGAACTGCATGTATGCGTTCATGACGAACCAGGCGATAACGGCGCATGTCACAAAGGAGATGATGCCTGACGATTCGGCCTGCTGGTGACGTCCCATGCCACTCTCCCTTCCGAAATGCTATTGTAAGCCTGTCGTTGTCCAACCATACGCTATAATAGAAACTCGTGTTCACTTGATGCGATTCCGTGAGGCGGATTCGCGGGGTGTGAACGTGAACGGGCTGTAGCGCAGTTTGGTAGCGCGTCTGCTTTGGGAGCAGAATGTCGCAGGTTCAAATCCTGTCAGCCCGACCGGAGCCCTTGGAAACATTAGGTTTTCAAGGGCTTATTTTTTCAGTCGAAAACAATCCGCATACAAATGCATACAAACGCCGCGGTACCTCCATGCCCGATTCACACGAGTTCGCGCTCGCGGAGGGCTCCGATCGCGTCGGCCACGTCGTCCAATCGTTCCGGCCAGAGCGCCGTGTAGGTGTTCAATGTGATGCTGGGAGAGGAGTGGCCGAGCTGCATCTGCAGGGTCTTCACGTCCGCGCCCTGGGCGATCGCGAAGCTCGCGTATGTGTGGCGCAGACTGTGTATGGTCACGCCCGCGTCCTCCATGCCGGCCGCTTTGACGGCCTTGTTCCATATCCTTGTCCGCCACGTGTTCGTCCAGACGTTCCCGCCACGGGTGGCACGGAACAGCCAGTCGTCATCACCCATGCCATCCATCTGCGCCTTGATCTGCGGCATAAGGAACCGTGGTATCGCGATGTTGCGGGCCTTGCCGTTCTTCGGGGTGCCGAGCATGCTGCCGCCGTGCCCGTCGTCAGTCCATGTGCGGCCTATCCTGGCGCGCCGCCTGTCCACATCCACGTCACCGACCTTAAGGGCAAGCGATTCGCCTATGCGGCATCCCGTATAGGCCTGCCATCTGACCAGCAGACCGTCCACCGGCTTCCCGATCTTCTCCGCCTCGTCCGCGAGCAACTCGACCTCGCGGACCGAGAGGAACACCATGTCGTCGTCGGAGACGATCTTCGGCACGGTGACCCTGTCCACAGGATTCTCACCGATCCACCCGTTCGAGACGGCGTAGTCAAAGATGCCCTTGAGGACGACTTTCATGATATTGCGGATGCTTCTCGCACTCAGCGGCTTCGAATCACGCCCGTCCGGCAACGCGGCCGGATAACCACCGTCCATGAGCTGGCCGACCCACTCCTGCAGCATGTCAGGGCGCAGCTCACGCAACGTCATGCCACCCCATTTGGGCAGGATGTACAGGCGCAGCTCCCTCGCATACCGGCCCGCGGTGCCGGGTTTCAAATCAACCTTCGACGCGAGCCATTCGCCGGCCACATCATCCAGGACACGAAGCTCCTGACGAGGATCGCGGTAGCGTCCCCGCCTGATGTCGTCCTCCATGGCCGCGGCATATTCCTGCGCTTCGGCGAGCCTGGCGAACTGCTTCACCCTCTGCACACGTCTACCGTCCTTGACGATGGTCCAATGACAACGCCAGCGCATCCCGACCCCATAACGGCTTTTACGCCACTTCTCAGGCACATTGGCCTTCATCGGATCGCGTGAGTTCGCCAAAGAGCGTTTGGCCGCGCGACTCGGCGGATTGCCATCATCGTCATTCTTGAGCCACAGATCATCAATGGTCACTTTCATGGCGCTTCTTCCCACATGTTTTTCACCCCGGCGCTCGCGGTATGCGGGTGGCCGGGGTCATTTTTTATAAGGAATCCGAAGGGGTATAAGGCTCTATAAGCACGTATAAAGGCGTATAACTATTGCATGCACACGCCGGAATCATGAAGCAGCTGCCGGTAGTCCATCAGCACCTGCACCGTCACACCCAATTCGACCGCCATCGGCCACGCCGCGCCCTCATAAATCTCCTCGGCCATGCCGTAATCCACCGGACTGATCAACGCCAGCGCGGTCTCCCTACGGCAACGGCGCTCGCATTTGACCCCGTATTGGCTGCCACAGCCGGGGTCGTGGTGTCTGGCATGGATGAGCTCGTGGCACAAGGTGCAGCGGCGTTGGAATCCGGCCAGCCGTTCGTCGAGGATGATGAGGCGGAGCGGATCGTAGTAGATCCCGCACCTGTCTCCGGCCAGCCGGCGTTCCTCCACTCGCACGCCCAGTGTTTTCGACCAGGACGTCAATGTGGCGTCGTTCACTGCTTGGCGGTCTTCACCACTGTGGTGGTGCCCATCGCGGTGGTCTCCCAGCTGACGCCGTCCGCCTTGGTGTAGGTGAAGTCCTTGGTGGCGTCCTGCGAGCCGAGCAGGGACGCCTGCATCGCCGCGGTGTCTCCCTGGCTCGTCCACTTCCAGTCGCCGGCCTTGTCTGGCGCATTGTAGGAGCCCTTCCAGTACAGGCTCTTCGTATCGCCGTTGTCGCTGACCCACTGGACGGTGATCGTGTCGGCCGTGATCTCGGCCTCCATCCAGGAATCCGTGCTGCCGGAGTTGGTCTGCTTCCACGTGCCGGTCAGATCCGCAGGCTGTTCTACCGGCTTCTTCTCTGCTGGCTTCTTTGTCGTCTGCGATTGGCTCGTGCTGCCGGCGTCGGCGGTTTTGGCGTCACTGGCGTTGCCGCATGCGCCAAGCCCGAGAATGAGCAGACCGGCAACGGCCGTTGCGATTGTCTTCCTGTACATGGTTTCCTTCTTTCCTTGGTTGATTTGCATTAAAAATTCAATCTCTTGGCGTTTCGGCTTCAAGTGTCTTGTTCGGATCGTCGTTGGCAGCCACGCCGAAATCCTCCGGACGGGAAGCGATACGGTCAACCAGCTCATCCGTGACCCGAAACTCGCGCTCGCGGGCCTTTGCGCGGTTAGCACGGTCGACAAATTTTTCAGCCTCTTCAATGAGTTCATGTGGATTGATTCCGAAGACTTCTGAAAGTTGAGCGATTTGCGTCACCTTTATGTCGCGCTCATTTTTCAGCATTCTGATTAGAGTGCGCTCCGGCACGCCAGATTTCTCCGAAAGATCTTTAATGGTTAATCCTGCTGCAGATCGTTCTGCGGCAATTGCCTTTGCAGTCGCTTCATTAATGTCCATATGGACAGTATAGCGACTGAAATTCTGCTATCAACTGCCCATTTGGGCGTGTTGTACTTGCATACTGCCCAAATGGGCACTACTATGCAAAGCATGGACAGCATGAAGTACTCAGCAACAGTCGCAAGACGAGTTGGCAAAGCTCTTTCCCGCGCAAAATTCAGCATTTCCGAAGCATCGGAGAAATCAGGAATTCCACGAGTCACATTGACAAGGAGGCTCAAGTATCCAGCGTCATCGCCATTCACAGTTCGTGAATTGCATCAAATTTCAGAAGTCGTTGGATGTGACGTCAGCGACTTCTTTGTCAAAGAAAAAAAGAGTGAATTTGTTAAGCGCTCGCCGATGGAAGCGATCGAAGAACAGAATCAGGCGCTCGCCGACGAATGAATCGAAAGGAAGGTGTTCTCACATGGAAACGATAGCGACCTGGTTCTCCATCGTCTGCGCGGTGGCGAGCATCATCACTGTCTGCATCAATATGTGGCTCAACGGCTAACGGCGCAACAGGAATCGCGCCATACGTTCTCTTCTAGTGGATTGGACGAAACCATGTATCTCAAGGTTATCGACGATTGGAGTCCCTGCATCATACTCCTTTTGGGTCACTCTGGTGGGTTTGCCGAGTGGAACGAGCTGATCCACGAGACGTTGCCCATCGACGACGTCCCATCGGAAATCCTGCTTGAGATATTGGGGCTTGCGGGTCGGGGAATCCATCCAATAGACGCGGAACCAGCCGCTTTTCGCCGGAGTAGTACCATCCAGGAAAAGCTTGGATTCCGGATCGTCGAGCGATGCGTAGACGGTTCCACGCGGTTCCACGAACGCGAATTCGGTGCCTATGTCTTTCGCTTGGCCGTGCGGCGTGTCCAGGTATTGGATTGCCTGCACAGAGCACCCAAAAGCGAACAGTTTAACTCCGACTGCCTGCATCTCGCCGTTGTTCGTCAACGCAAACATGTGACCGATCCCATCGAATTTCTCAAGATCGTCATTCGCGTCTTTCAGAAACCGATTGAAATCAGCGCGTCCCTCCTTGCCATGTATGGGGATGCAGGTCCAATGCGCAGCTGCCCTGCGCTGCCAATTGCGGAATGTAATCCACACATTGACAGCCAATGCCAGAAAAGACAAGGCAGGGGACAGCAATGTCAGCCATAAGGGATCGGTGCTCATAAATTCACTCCGCAATCAGTGGAACACGGTCAACGTGCACAACGATACAGCAGCAACGCGTCATGGGAATGCATAACCACTAATGAAAACGATTCTAAGGAGAATCCAATGAACAATGAAATCCAGAAGTTCAAGGGCGCGTCATTGCGCACCTTGACCGACGAGGCGGGGGAGCCGTGGTTCGTCGCCAAGGGCCAGACGTACTTCATCCGCCGGTACTGCCTCCAGCCGTCGTTGGAAGCGGGCGCGTGATGGATGACAAAGAGGTGTTCGCCGCATTGGCGGCGGCGTTGAAGCCGATGAACACAACGAAGGACATCGCGGACAACTGCGGCATCAAGGAAGGCACCCTGGCGTACTGGCGTAGCGCGGGCATCGGCCCGAAGTTCGTGAAGGTGGGACGAATCGTCATGTATCCGAAGGAGCAGATGATCGCCTATTTCGCGCAACACCTGTACCAGTGCACGGCCGAATACGAGGAAGAGGTGGGTGCGTGATGAGCGCGTGCCTTGAAATCAACAACATTCCGCAGAAAAAAGCGAAGCGTATCAGTGACTATCTCTTCGCGCATTCCGGCAAATGGATAACGGACGACCCGATCAGAGCCGAGTTTTTAGGCGACGGGAAGGCGTTCGTAATCTTCCCCGCGGTCGCGGAAGTGGACTCGAGGGAATTCATGACGATGTTGGGGGATGAGTGATGATTGTTACAACCAAGCCAAGCGCTCTTAGCGTGGTGGCGTCCATCATCTGCGCGATATCCGGAATCTGGATGTTTGCCTGTGGACTCAAATCTCTGAATCAATTCCAGATTCTTCTTGGCTGCTCCCTTCTGCTCAACGGATTGCAGATTGGCGCTAGATGGGTGATGCTGCGGGAACTGAACAGGAACTACCTGCTCATGCGCCTATCTGGGCTATGTACGGAACCGCCGCGAGAGCAAGAGCGGGAATCTGAACGATGAAATCAGCGAACATCCCACCCATGTATTTCTCCTTGATCTTCTGCCAGCGGGATTGGTCCTTGGCGTGCGATTCGGCGATGTACAAGGCTCCAAGCAGACGCTGCATGGCGTCATTGAGCTCGAACGAGCCGCAGCTCTCCCAATCGTTGACGCATCGGCGAACCTCGGTCGTGAGATTAAGCACATACGACTTCAACGCCGCCGGCATGCTCACATCCTCTTTCAGGCACTGCTCGATTTCAGAAAGGAAGCCGGAGATGTTCTCCCTGTCCTTGTCCTCCATCCGCACATCCAGCTCTACCCACCTGTCGGCGATGGTCTGCAAAGCCAGAACCGCCGCGGCATCCAACCTATTGGTCGAACCGGCCAACGTGCTGAAGTTCCGACGATGTCCGTCCATGGCATCGTCGGAGAATGATTCCCACAAGGCTTTCCAAATACCGGGCATCTGTGATTTCGCCATGTCGAGACGTTTCACGCCACGGGCGATCAGCGTATCAAGCGTTCTTTCGGTGCTGCACATGGCCGTGTATGCGGGCAGCACGTCCTTCCGGAATCCGTCGGGCTGCTGCTCGACCTCAAAAAACTGCAGTAGGTATTCGGCTGCATTCGACATTGATGCTTCTCCTAACTGTTCGGCCCGCACGTCGGAAATGCGGGATGACACCGATTTTAGGAGGGGGTCGGGCGGTTCTCCTAACGCCGCCCGGCATCACACACGCAAAGGAGGCGCGTGATGGTCTTGCAGCAGATGATGACCACCACACAGGTGGCGAGGCTTTTCGTGGCCGAATGGCTCAGGGAAGGCGAGACGAATTGCACAAGGAGCATTGCATGAGCGACATCCGCAAAGCCTGTGTCGAAGCGATATTCAGGGAATTTGAGGACGAGGGCGACGCCATCCGTCCGGCCTGCGGCGACGGGTGGGACGAAATCGAAGCAAGGCGTTCGCTCGGTCACATCGTCGGATGCGTTGACCTCGACGTGGTCGACCTCGTGGACATCGTCATCGACACCATCAACAAGGAGCTGTGATGGAATCAATGCCTCTGGCTGTTGGTCAGGCACTGCTCGACTTCGTCGTTGCGTCTGGCGCCGAGCTCCGTAGTGTAAGTGACGTGGACCGTCACACGACAGGATCCACGTCCGAAGTAGGTGAAGCCTGGTTGGGCGTTCAGGCGGTCGATACCGGCCTGGTCTTCGAATATCTGCTTGGAGAAGAACTCGCTTTCGAGCGCGACCTCTCCGAACGGCGCAACCTCGTCGACGTGCCGTTGCGCAACGGTCTGGTCTTTGAAACGGACGAACACGGACACGTCTCGTGCCATGTCGGGGCAATCGTTGACAAGGAATACGGTCGAGGTTTCTCCATCGTATTCGACCCGCCACTTGTGGACCGTCTGGTCGGCGGTGACGGACAACGCCCGCTGGCTGATCGAGTTCGCGTCTGCAGCTATCTCGTTCGCCTTTCCTGCAAGGCAGTTGGCCTGCTCGGCGGCACGCTTCGATTCGACGGCGATCCGGTTGGCTTCCTCAGCCGAGCCGTTCGCCTGCTCCGAGAGCTTGTTGCCATGGCGCGCCTGGAACAAGGCGACACATCCGGAGACACCGCCAACCAATCCCGTGATGGCGCCAACGACGCCGGTGATCGCATTGATGTCCATTCCATCGATTCTACGGACGGAGGCGAACGATGAAGGTTCTTGCCCACGTCATCCTGCACCAGCTGCTGTTCGCGGTGTGGTTGCTGGCCATGTGGGTGCTGTACTGCACGCCGGCCTGTACTCACCCGATCGAACATCTCATCGCCGTGCCGTTCGCGGTGCTCATCCCGACGGCCGTCATCATGCGTCGCCTGTGCTCCGACCCCCGCTTCGCACGCTGGCTGGACGAGCAACGGCAGTGAAGGACTTGGACGGTTCCGCACACATTGCGGCATGGACGTGGTTCGTCATGCGCGGCCATGCCGGAACCGCCCGCGCGTCAAGGAAAAGACGTTAAAACCAGCCGGACGGGTCATCTTCTCTCTTCTCCTCCCGTCCGGCCTTCGCCGGGACCCGCGACAGGATGCGGGCGCCATGGATCGGCGTGTTGAGGTCACGTCGGCGGATGGATGCGCGGTTCGAATCCGCGTCCCGGCACGACATCAATCCAAAGGAGGCAAACGTTGCCAAGCAAAACACCAAGCAGGCCGGAGGGCGAGAAGTGGTTCGAATGGCCGCTCACGCCCGCCAGCGTCGGCATGACGTCCGCCGAGCTGATCGGCGAACTGTACGAGACCATCAGCGCGCTCAACCGCGACCGTGGCTGGAACCTCACCATGGTCGCGCCGGCGCGCTTCGGCGAGATCGTCATCGACCGCGAGGCCGGATGCCTGCGCGCGAAATGCGCGTGGAAGGCCAAGGATCCAAGCCAGCTCGGCCCGGAACCGGCTGGATATGTGAAGGGAGCCTGACATGGCCATAGGGGAGACCGTCATCACCATCGTCGGCAACCTCACCGCGGATCCGGAACTGAGAACCACCGGCCAGGGCGCGCAGGTCGCCAGCTTCACCATCGCAAACACCGCGCGCGTATACAACAAGCAGACCGGCCAGTACGAGGATGGGGCGGCGCTGTTCATGCGCTGCTCGGCATGGCGTGACATGGCCTCGCATTGCGCGCAGAGCCTTGCGAAGGGCATGCGC